AATGCAAGAGGACTTTATTAATGAAATAGAATCTCGTGGAAAGGAAGATATTGAAGAAAAGAAAGAAAAGATTGATATTCTTATGTGTGAGGCAGAAGATCATGTTAGGGAAAACGAACAGTTAGAAGATGAAGTTGTTGATTTAACAAAAGAGCAAGAATCTGTAACAGGTGCTACTGAAAAACTACGTACCTTAGGAGGATTAAAAGGTAAAATTTCCAATAAGGTATCCACCATTACCAAAGAGCATAAGTTTTTTACAGAACATACTGTTTGCCCTACATGTGAACAAGATATTGCTGAGGAGTTTAGAATAAATAAAATTACCGATGCTCAAAATAAAGCAAAAGAGTTGCAATCTGGTTATAAAGAACTAGAGGAGGCAATTAAAAACGAAGAAGAGAGAGAGCATCAATTCACTGCCCTATCAAAGGAGATCACGACATTAACGCATGGCATTTCTAAAAACAATACTCGGATATCTGGGTGTCAACGACAAATCAGAGATCTGGAATCGGAAGTTCAGAGAATTACCGAACAACTTGCAAACAGAAATACTGAGCATGACAAATTAGCATCTTTTAAGGACAATTTAACAACTACATACGACGAATTATCTTCACGGAAGGACACCATAAACTATTACGATTTCTCGTATAGTTTACTTAAAGACGGTGGAGTTAAATCTAAAATCATCAAGAAGTATCTACCGCTGATAAATCAGCAAGTAAACCGTTATCTACAGATGATGGATTTCTACATTAACTTTACTCTTGATGAGGAGTTTAACGAAACCGTACAGTCCCCTATTCATGAGGATTTTTCTTATGCTTCTTTTTCGGAAGGTGAGAAAATGCGGATAGATCTAGCACTTTTGTTTACATGGAGAGAAGTTGCTAGAATGAAGAACTCTGTCAATACTAATCTTTTGATAATGGATGAGGTATTTGATAGTTCATTGGATGGTATGGGAACAGAAGAGTTCCTTAAAATTATTAGGTATGTTATTAAGGATGCAAATATTTTTGTCATCTCTCATAAGACAGGAATGGAAGATAAATTTGAAAGCATGATGAAGTTTGAGAAGGTGAAAGGATTTAGTATGATGGTTGAATAATGGCAACCTATAAACATAAGTCAGGTAAAAGATTTCTTTTTGTTCATATACCTAGAACTGGTGGAAGATTTATAGAAGTAAATTTAGAGAAGAATGGATGGGAAGTAGAACCAATAGATTATTATGGGATACCTCATTACCAACATTCATTTATAGATGATTGTGAAATTGCTCATTTCCATAGAGAGTTATATGAGAAGCATTGTGAGATAGAAGGTCTGGAACAGATTGCCGTTATTAGAAATCCGATTGATAAATTCTTTTCTGCATCTACATATTTGGTTACTGTTTATGGTCAGGAAGTCAAAGAGAGGTTAGAAGATTATGATGAGATGGTATCTATCATAAAGAATTTTCCTATGGCAGAAACTCTGAGTTGGTGGAAACCTCAGGTAGAGTTTTTAACTGAGAAGACTCATCTATGGAAATTTGAAAAAGGATTGGGTACAGATTTTGGTGATTGGGTAAGTGAGAAACTGGGAGTTCCTTTTGAGATAGATCCTTATATGAATTATGCTACTAATGATTATGAAGGATTTAAACTTGACAAAAGTGATAAACTGATTCAGAATATTAGAAAGTTTTGCTCGCAAGATATTGAGCAACTCTATCCGGAATTAAAATAAATGGCTACATTTAGACATATACCTACAGGTAAAAAATTTCTTTTTATTCATATTCCTCGAACCGCAGGAAGATTTGTAGAAACTAACTTGTTGGTTAATAATGAATTTGAATGGTGTGATGATTGGGAGAAGTTTGGAATAGAAAGGATGTTTGAGTCTGTTGATGGACCAGAAGGTGAAATAGAATTAGGACATTTCCATAGAGAATATTATGAGAAATATTTGGATTGTGAAGGTATACCTCATGTATCTATTATAAGAAATCCTCTTAAAAGGTTTATTTCGGCATCCATTTATATTAATAGAATATATGGAATGGCAAATGATACAGGAGAATATACTGAAGAAAGTCTTAGAGAATGTCAGGAGTTAATGGAGGATGAGAATTATTTTTATCCTATGTTGAGGAATTTTCCTTTTGAAGAATCTAAGAATTGGTATAGATCTCAATTAGATTATCTTTCCGATAAGACTCATATATGGAGATTTGAGGATGGATTTAAAGATGAATTTTCTAGTTGGTTAAGTGATATAATCGGAGTGGAAGTTAAAATGAAAAAAGAGACAACTTATTGGGGTCAACCTGATGAAGGTCGTAAATTAAAACCAACTCCTAAACTCTTAGAGAATGTGAGAAAACTTTATAGAGAAGAGATTGAGAAATTTTATCCTGATATTTAATTTATGACAATTTGGCAAAACTATATTAGTACCTATCGGTCAATGTTGCCTTGTAAGATTGAGAACTTATGGGCATCATGGCAATCAAAGGGAACATCTTTGAATGCGATAGATCATTCTCACCCATACTTACTTAAGTCAAGGCAGGTAGATATATCTGATGGTAAGAATGTTGATATATTTAATTGTATAGCATATCCAAAGACAGGGAGTAATCTTCCCTGTTTTGGTATGGACTTGATGAAGTTTTCTCCCAAGAAAATTATAATAGTTTTTGATTTTCAACATCCCACTGAAGATTTTCTTTTTGAGGTTGAAGGATTACCGATAGGAAGAGGTGATTATAGATTCTTTGAACCAGGTAATCATTTCTCAAAGAACATTTATATACAGTATGTTAATGAATATGAGGTTGATTCTCACCTTCCTATGTTTGAGAAGTATTTACAATGTTATATTGATATGTTAGAAGTAGCAAAACCAACTGGAACTGATACAAGTGCTTATAAAGACTTTGATGCTTACATGACTAAACTTGATCCTGTTGGTGGGTTCCTTGCTGGTAAATTTGGGAAGGAAAAGGCACATAGTCTTGTGAATGATTTCTTATTTGCTTACGGTTAATGCCTACCTTTAAACATTCATCAGGTAAAAGAGTTTTCTTTGCACATATTCCAAGAACTGCTGGTAGGTTTATAGAAGCAAATCTTTCTCAGAATAACTTTAAATGGGATGATGCCTATTTGGATAATGGTAAAGGTATAATGTCTATTGTTAATGGGTATGAAATTGCTCATTATCATCGAGATCATTATATGAAATATTTGGATGTAAAAGATATTCCTCATTTTTCAGTTGTTAGAAATCCCATTGACAGATTTATTTCCGCTTCCATTTATCTTAAAAGATTTTGTGGATCAGATATACAGAAAAGAGTAGAAGATAGAAGAGCATTCTTACATACTCTTAAAACTATACCTTATAGACATTCTATTAATTGGTACAGACCTCAAATAGATTTTCTTCGATGGGATACTCATATATGGAAATTTGAGGATGGATTTAGAGAACATTTTGTCAGTTGGTTAAGTGGCATAGTAGGAATTGACTTGGAGTTTACGGATGATGTAGAGTATGCAGTAGCCTCTGATGAGGGGAATAAGTTGGAGAAAACTCCTCAACTTATAGATACTCTTACACACTTCTATAAACAGGACATTGAGCAATTCTATCCCGAACTGGCAGCATAATTCGGGTAAACCACCGAAGAGAAAGCTGAAACCACAGGCACTCCGAAGTGCCAGAGAAAGACGTAGACACCTGATAAAGTGTCTACTGAACCCGTCCAAGAGGCGGGTTTCGTCGTATTATGGGTACATACAAAAAGAAAACACACATGGCAGTACAGCAAGAAGTCAAATCACAACTAGCGAAGTTGCTTGCTACTGAGGATATTGTAGTAGAGCATAAGCAAGTTGAGACTGCTCAGTTTAATGTCCAAACACGAGTCTTAATTCTTCCTCTTTGGGAAAAAGCAAGCAATGCAGTATATGATATGCTTGTTGGTCATGAGGTAGGACATGCACTCTTCACCCCCAATGAGGATCCTCCTCAGCATATTCCTCATAATTTTTTAAACGTATGTGAGGATGCAAGAATTGAGAAATTGATGAAGCGTAAGTACATGGGTCTTGCCAAAAGTTTCTATAACGGATATAATGAGTTACACGATCAGGATTTCTTTGATTTAGAAGATGAAGATATTGATGATTTTAATCTTGCTGATCGGGCTAATCTATATTTCAAGATTGGTTCGTTCCTTAATATACCTTTTTCAACTCCTGAGAAGGAGATTATCGATTTAATTTCCAATGCCGAGACCTTTATTGAAACCATCGCAGCAGCAGAAGCGTTATATAATTACTGCAAGCAGGAGCAGGAGAAACAGAAAGAGTTTCTGGAAAACGCCGATCAAGCTAAGTTGGATTTTGAAAACGATAGTGACGATTCTGGGGATAGCAGCACTAGTATTCCTACTGATCTTGATCCTACCGTTCCTGACACTGATGCTAGTTCTTCTTTGGAAGATAGGAGCGATAGTACTCCTAGCAATGATAGGGTGGTTAATACTGGTTCTACTGTAGATGATTTAGATGTACATACACTTGAGTCCTTAGATAGTAAACTGAAGGATCTTGTTAATACTAATGGTGTAGAGAATGTATATGTAGAAGTTCCTGAAGTTAATTTAGATATTGTAATTGCTTCTAATAAAGAAGTGCATGATGATATCCAAAAATTCTGGGATGTCAGTGAAGTTGAATTTAGTAAAGCAAAGAAAGAACGTGAAGAAACATATGGCAGTAATGATTGGTATCCAGAAACTTTATTTAATAATGTTGATTTAGAGTATAGAAAGTTTAAGAAAGAAGCACAAAAAGAAGTTAGTTATTTGGTAAAAGAGTTTGAGTGTAAGAAGGCAGCATCTAGTTATGCTCGTGCCACTACTAGTCGCACTGGTGTTTTAGATACATCACATCTTTATTCTTACAGATATAATGATGATCTCTTTAAGAAGGTAACTACCCTTGCTGATGGTAAGAATCATGGACTAGTCTTCATATTAGATTGGTCGGGATCTATGCAGTATGTTCTTCAAGATACTCTTAAACAACTTTATAATCTAATCTGGTTCTGTAAAAAAGTACAGATTCCATTTGAGGTTTATGCTTTTACTAATGAGTGGAGTGGTAGAAAATATAATTATTCTTCCTCTGAGTATGAAAATACAGAACCGAAGTTGTGTTATGAAGAAAAAGAAGGTTCTCTTGTAGTTGATACAGATTTTAATTTAATGAATCTTCTCACCAGTAAAGTTAATGGAAAAACCTTAGAGCAACAGCTGATAAACATTTGGAGAATTGCGGAGAGTTTTACATGTTCTCGTGGTCAGATTTTTTATCGTTATCCGCCTCGTTTATGTCTTTCTGGTACTCCTCTAAATGAAGCACTTGTTTCTTTACACCAGATTCTTCCTAAATTCCAAAAAGAAAATGGTGTAGAGAAAACTCAATGTATCGTATTAACTGATGGTGAAGCACATCAACTTCCTCATAATACAGAGGTTAAACGTTCTTGGGAAGATGATGTTTTTATGGGAAGAAATAGAGCTAATGGTGACAGATGTTTCCTTAGAGATCGTAAGTTAGGTAGAACTTATAGACTTGGATGGGGTTATCATGAGTTTACTGATGCTCTTATTAGAAATCTAAAAGACAAATTTCCAGCAACTAATTTCATTGGTATACGTGTTCTTGCTTCTAGAGATGCTAAGAGTTTTATGAGACTTTATTATCATAATGAGCATTATGGGTACAATATTAGTAAAGAGTATGATATAATAATGAATGACTGGAAAAGAAATAAGAGTTTTAATATCAAAAACTCTGGGTACGATGCTTATTTTGGATTAAGTTCTTCTGCACTATCTCAGGATTCTGAGTTTGATGTTGATGATTCTGCTACCAAAGCCCAAATCAAAAGAGCATTTGTCAAATCTCTTAAGACCAAGAAACTTAATAAAAAAGTTCTTGGTGAATTTATCTCATTGGTAGTTTAATTATGACGATGTATCCCTTTTATAGAGTCTTTGATGAGAACGGTGAGCAGTATTGTGATTGTGGATGGGAAAAACATGCACAAGAACTCATTATTCTTAATAAAGATGTGCAACAACTAACTTATAAAAGAATTGATGCACCCAAACTCATCGATCCAGAAACAGTTGATGTTAGTGTAACTCCTACTGAGGAATTACCTGGTCAGCAGGGATTACCAAAAGCAGTTGACAGACTTCCTTTTGAACCAGAACCAGAGGAGGAACTTGGATTACCACAAAGCGAATTTATTGAATTTTAATTATGAATAAAGATTATATTAAAGATATTCCTCATTGGGAAGAACAGTATTTGGCAATGGATGTTATTTTGACAAGTAGAGAAAAGGAACTTCTTAATGGAGATCCTATCAAGTCACATGAGGGTATGATGTATGGTAGAATGTATAGAGATTGGAAGGAAAAACGTATTAAGCAAATCTTAAATGATTAAATAATCACATGAGCGTAATCATTTACCAAGACCATATAGAGGTTTTAGAAGAAGAGAACGCAGAACTTCTTAAAGAAGTTAAGTTTCTGCGTAGAGAATTAGCGTATTATAAAACAATAGTAGAAGACGAAGAAGAATAAATAAGACAGATACACTAACAAAATGAACAATAAGGTTAAACTGGCTATTGCGGTGGCTGTAGGAATAGTTGGTGGGGGACTTATCGGTACTTTTGGGGGAGGTGAGTCAACCAAACCATTGGGTAGTGCTGCTTCTCTTGCTTCTGGAATGGAGTTTCCTGAATGGACAAGAGATGGTTCTGCATTTAGATGTAAGAATGGTAAGGTTCAGGGATGCATTGGTGGATATAGTTGTGGAACTTCTGGAAGAACTGGAACTACTCAACCTGTTGCAGTATGTCAGAAGTGTGAGATGTGGGTTGATGTGGATGAATTCTTAACTGAGAATCCAGATTTTGATTCTAATATGTTCTTACAAGTTGATCCTAATTACGGACCTATCGAGGAATGAAGACCTTTAAGGAATTTCTAGAAGAAAGTAGTCTGAGTAGAATTAAATCTAAGTCAGATAAAGGTGGGATGGCAATCATCTCAGGAAGTCGTGGTGACAAATCTTCTAAGGAAAATAAGGCAAGAGCAAAACAATTAGATCGTGATATAAAAGGTAAGGGTTTACCAGGTGCTACTAAGGTATCTGGAAGATGGGATGAGAAGGATGATGAGACTGGTAAAACCACAAAGGTTAAAGAACGTAGTCATGTAGTCACTTCTGGTAAAAAGGGTAAGAGAAAGTTTAAGAAAGCAGTAAAAGCACTTGGTAAAAAGTACGGACAAGATGCAGTGTTGACACAAACCAAAAAAACTGGTACAGTATCGGCAACTAGAAAAGGTGGACTCGGCAAAAAAGCTGGTAAGAATGTTAAAAGATTTACAGCAGGTACAATGAAACCTGGAAGAACCTCACCCGAAGGTGATACAAAAATTAAAGGAAAGACATTTACCTATGAACAAAAATTATGATGATTCCAATTGGAGAGAAGAGTACAAAGGGTATACTTCTAGCAAGTATGAGTTAGAACTCTTGGAGAATGGTCCTAAGAGTCTTTCTCAATCTTGGATGATGGGTGCATTGCATAATAAATGGAAGAAGATGAAAGGGTATAAGGATCCTGAACCTCCTGATTGTTCTTCATCTATGAAGGAATGGGAAGAGAGTATAAAAAAATACAACCAATAAAATAAGTGTCCACTGGGATAAATAAATCGTCTCTATGTACTTTATAATAAGGTCATTGAAACGAAACCCACATTATGTTTGAAATTAAAATGACTCGTGAAGAAATCCTTAAGGGTTTAAGAGAATCCTATGGAACAGAGTTTACTGCTGCGGATGTCCGTGGATTTTGTGCAATGAATGATATTGCTTATCAAACCGTCACAAAGAAACTCAAAGAGTTTAATGTGGGAAGAGGTAAGTGGAATTTGGAAGTAACAACGAAAGCAGTTGAAAATATTGAAAAGTCGTTTAGTGCTCCTGCGGCTGCACCTCAGATACAACAAAATTTAGTCCCTGAACAGGATGATACCTTTGTTAAGTTTGGTCATTTTAGTGACATAAAGACCATCCTTAAAACAAAACAGTTTTATCCTACATTTATAACTGGACTTTCTGGTAATGGTAAAACGTTTGGTGTCGAACAAGCGTGTGCTCAACTAGGAAGAGAATTAATACGTGTCAACATCACAATCGAAACTGATGAAGACGATCTTATTGGTGGGTTTCGTCTTATTGATGGCAACACTGTTTGGCATAACGGACCTGTCATCGAAGCTTTGGAAAGGGGAGCTGTCCTCCTTTTAGATGAAATAGATTTAGCATCTAATAAGATTCTTTGCTTACAACCTATCCTTGAAGGTAATGGTATCTTCCTTAAAAAGGTTGGTAGGTTTGTTTCTCCTGCGAAGGGATTTAATGTGGTTGCTACTGCTAATACAAAAGGTAAAGGTTCAGACGACGGAAGATTTATAGGAACTAACGTGCTCAATGAAGCCTTCTTAGAAAGATTTCCTGTAACCTTTGAACAGGATTATCCATCACCTAAAATAGAACAAAGGATTCTGGGTGGAGTTGCTTCTCAATTAGGTGTAACAGATACGGATTTTGTGAAGAGATTGGTAGATTGGGGTGATATTATTCGTAAGACTTTTTATGATGGAGGAATTGAAGAGATCATTAGTACTCGTCGTTTGGTTCATATTGTTCGTGCTTTTAGCATTTTTAATAATAAGGCCAAAGCAATTCAAGTTTGTGTGAACCGATTTGATGATGATACTAAGCAAGCATTTTTAGAACTCTATGATAAAGTTGATGCAGACTTTGAGTTGCCAAATGAGGAGATTTAAGGTATGATTAATGCATGGAGTTTATTGTATGAAGAACTTAATGGCACTATGGACAAGACTTATCCAATTAAGGAGGATGCTATGACTGATAAGAATGATGAGATAACAATCACAGGTGGGGATAATATAATTACTCCAATAGAGAGTGATGAGTGGGATCCTATTGTAAGTACTGGTAATACTACGGATACCTTCACTTTTACAACTGATGTACCTTATGCAGTTGATCCTAGTACTTGCAGTTCATTTGATGATGATATGTTTGCAAGTATGGATGGTGTAACACTACCTACAGGAAATGTTGATACTGATACTATTAATTTAGGCACTCATCTTCCTGGTGGAGCTGGTGAGGATCATATTTATATTAATACTGGTTATTCGGGTACACAGTTTGATGATCCAAAGTATTATGCCAGTTCATTGGATTTGACTTCTGGTATCGATACTTATGGTGATCAAGTGGATACACTAGTTGATAGTATGGGTAGTGGTACAAAACCAAAACCAGATTTAAAGAATCCATCTACTCACAAATATCAAGAAGATAAAGGTATTGCGGATCTTAAAAGTTATGTCACTTCCACTTATACAGGACATTATACAAATAACAATTCTGATACCCAGACTCTTGATCTTATTCACTCTGTAGGTGATGCAGAATCATTCTGTCGCTCTAATGCAATTAAGTATTTGAGTCGCTATGATAAGAAGGGATCTGCTAAACAAGATATACTAAAGGCAATGCATTATTGCTTACTCCTTTATTACTTCAGTGGCAACACTAAAGAACCTGATTATACTAACACTCGTTATGAAACTTTCTGATACTACAATTAATCTATTAAAGAACTTTAAAGAGATTAATCAGTCTATTCTTTTTAAAGCAGGTAATAGACTTCGCACTATTTCAGTGTTCAAGAATATTTTAGCAGAGGCAACTATTAGTGAAGATTTGCCAAAGGATTTTGGTATCTATGATTTGAGTCAGTTTATTAATGGAATAGAACTGCATAAACCAAGTATACCTGAATTTGATTTTTCTAATGATAATCATGTGGTGATTAAAGAAGGAAAGATGAGATCAAAGTATTTCTTTGCTGATCCTAATGTTATTATTACGCCACCAGATAAAGCAATTGAGTTACCTAGTGAGGATGTTACTTTTGATTTAAGCACACAACAGTTGGATAAATTGCTTAAAGCAGCAGGGATATATCAACTTCCTGATCTCTCGGTGGTTGGAGAGAATGGTGCTGTTAAACTGTTGGTAAGAGATAAGAAGAATGATACTTCTAATAGTTTTGCTATCGCAGTGGGAGAAACATCATCTACATTTACTTTTAATTTTAAAGTAGAAAATCTTAAGATTCTTCCTGGAACTTATGAGGTTGTTGTATCACAGAAACTTCTATCTAGATTTACTGCTAAGAATTATGATCTCACTTATTATATTGCACTTGAACCTGATTCTACTTTTGGTTAATGGTTAGATTGTGGAGGATATGGAAGTATGCGTTGGGTAGTTTCGAGGATTCAAGAACTAAACGATACGACAATCACATTGTTTTGGTACGGACTTTTATATTCTTTTCTTATCTTATTACTAACTGTTTTATTATTAGCGGAGTAATCCGTCATTGGAATGACTTATGAGAGATGAATTTTTGTGGGTTGAAAAATACAGACCCAAAACTATTGAAGAATGTATTTTACCAGAACAAACCAAGAAGACCTTTCTTGATTTCCTAGATAAAGGTGAAGTGCCTAATCTACTTCTTGCTGGTCCCGCAGGATGTGGGAAGACAACAGTTGCTAAGGCCCTTTGTGCAGAATTGGGGGTTGATGTTTATGTCATTAATGGATCGGATGAAGGCAGGTTTCTTGACACTGTTCGGAACAACGCAAAGAACTTCGCATCTACCGTCTCTCTTAGCAGCGAGTCGAAGCATAAAGTTATCATCATCGATGAAGCAGACAATACCACTCCCGACGTACAACTCCTTCTTAGAGCGAGTATTGAGGAGTTCTCCAACAACTGCCGATTCATTTTCACTTGCAATTATAAAAATAAAATCATTGAACCCCTGCATTCGAGATGTGCTGTGGTTGAGTTTGGTATTCAGGGAAAGTATAAACAAGAAATTGCAGCAAAATTCTTCGGAAGATTAGTATCTATTTTAGAACAAGAAAGAATAGAAGCAGATAAGAAAGTCCTAGCAGAATTAATTAACAAACATTTTCCTGATTGGAGAAGAGTTCTTAATGAGTGTCAAAGATACTCAGTTGGTGGTAAGATAGATACTGGTATACTTGCCCATTTTAGTGATGTAAAAGTAAATGATCTCCTTAAAAACCTCAAAGAAAAGAATTTTCCGCAAGTACGTAAATGGTGTGTCAATAACTTGGACAATGATCCTGCTGTGTTATTACGTAGGATTTACGATTCTCTTTCAAATTCCTTGGTTCCTTCTTCCGTCCCTCCTGCTGTTCTTACTATTGCGAAGTATCAGTATCAGAGTGCATTCGTTGCTGACCAAGAAATAAATTTACTTGCATGTTTAACAGAGATAATGGTGGAATGTGAATTTAAGTGAAAAAAAAGTATGCTCCATTTAGATTGGACTGCTTTGGATTTTTAGGAATTATATTGCTTATTAGTGGAATGGGGTCGGCTATTATTAGTTTTTATGGTATAATGGATATGTTAAAATGAAAAGACCTAGTTTAGAAGATTGTTTTTTTATTGTACTCATTTATTTGGATGAGTTTATTAAAAGAACTTTGAGTGGTATATACCAATTGTATATGAAATTTGACTACTGGAACTTTAATCGTAAATTACCAAAATGACTGACAATTATAGAGTAGTTGCATCTACTCCACCTCGTGATCCTTATCCAGTATATAAGTTCTTTAATGAACCTGAGGAGTGGTCTTGTAATGGAACTGTAAAGATTTCTTGCAAAGATGGTAAGGTGGATGTTACAATATTTGAAAAGGATTCCATCAAAGTCCATAAATTAGAAGTTTATTCTGATGATGGTCCTGTTGGTGCAAGACTTACTGAACAATGTGAACATCCAGCATGAATAAGAAAAGAGAAAAATTGAGAGCACAAGTTAAGTCCAGATTTTATTATCTGTTCTGGGGTGCTGCTACTGTATCAGTATTTGCTGGTCAGTTATATGTGGGATCAGGATATCGTCAGATGTCTAGATCATTCAATCGTATCATGGATGCTATTATAGTAGAGTTAGTACCACCCAGACATCCTATGATGGCTCCACAAGATCATCAATTTGATGATCCTATAGAGTATATTAATGAAGATGGAAATCTTTGGCATCCTACTCATCCTCCTAGACGAGTTACTCCTTCATATCAAGAAGACTTTGAAAAAAGAATATGACGGAAGAAGAATTAGAAAAGGAAAGATGGATTGATGATGACTGTGCAGTTGTTAGTCAATATTATACTGCACGGAGAATGTATCCTACTATGCCTTTTTATCTTCAAGATGAAAATGGTGAGACCTTTGTATTTGGATTAGATTTAATCTATCAATACATTGGAAATATAAACCACTATCCTGATTGGTAATGAAATTAACACAAGAAGTAATAGATAAAATTCAAGAGGCCATGAACCATACTAAAATGAATGGGGAGCCTAATTGGTTGGACGGGGATGAACTAGAAGTATGTCTTGGAGGTACTTTTGCTGCTGATAAGTTTATTTCTATTATTAATCGACGTACCAACCCACGTCCTACACCAAAACAATAAATTATGTGGTATATTATATTTTGGACTGCAATCACTATGGTTGTATTAGTTCAGTTAGGTATCTTTAAAAAGAAATGAAATCCTTGAAAACTCCTCTTCGTTATCCTGGTGGCAAGTCTCGTGCTTGTACTAAGATGGATCCATACTTTCCTGATCTTCGTGAGTATGTGGAGTTTAGGGAACCATTTTTAGGTGGAGGAAGTGTAGCACTCCATGTAACAAAGAAGTATCCTCATTTAAAGATTACAGTTAATGATCTTTATGAACCCTTGATAAATTTTTGGGTTCAATTACAAACTTTTGGGGATGAATTAACAAAGAAATTAAAGGATTATAAATCAACTCATTCAGATCCTGTATCGGCAAAAGAACTTTTTTTAGAATGTAAAAGTAGAATTAATGATAAGAGTTTAGATTGTATAGAAAGAGCCGCAGCCTTTTATATTGTAAACAAGTGTAGTTTTTCTGGACTTACTGAGTCATCTTCATTTTCACAGCAAGCCTCTATTTCTAATTTTTCTATGAGAGGAATTGAGAAGTTGCCAGGATATTCTGAAATAATTTCTGGGTGGCATATAAATCAGTATTCATATGAATATTGTTTCCGTGAAAATATTCATGATGGATTGTTTATGTATTTGGATCCTCCTTATGATATAAAAGATAATCTTTATGGTAAGAGTGGATCTATGCATAAGGGATTTAATCATGATGAGTTTGCAAACGTCTGTGATGAGCATGACATTCCTATGCTTATCAGTTATAATTCAGATCAACTTGTTAAAGATAGATTTACTCAATCGAAATGGAAAGCAGCAGAGTTTGATCTAACATATACCATGAGGTCGGTTGGTGAGTATATGAGAGAACAAAAAGAAAGAAAGGAACTTTTACTTTTTAATTATGACAAAATTGAATGCTAAAGAAAGA